GTAAGATCTCACGCTAGAGGTATCGAAAACGCTATCCTAGCTGGTGATGATGCTGATGGTGTATACGGAACAAGTGGTGCTACTTTTGAAGGACTCCTTCATTTAGCAAGAAATGACAGTGATTTCACACAGTCAACTACTGCTTTTGCTTCTGATACAGTTACAGCTGCAGAACTTCTTTCAATGAGAAAAAATATGGGTAAATATGGTGTTAACCCAGCAGACGTAGTTTATATTGTGTCACAAAGAACATACTTTGAACTACTAGAAGATGCTGAATTCCAAGATGCTAATTTAGTAGGCGACATGGCTACTAAACTAAGTGGTGAAATCGGACAAGTATTCGGATCAAGAGTACTATTATGTGATGAGTTCGCTACTCCAGCAACTGCTAAATTCGCAGCTATCGCTGTTAACCCTAGAAACTACGTATTACCAAGATTACGCGGTGTAACCGTTGAATCTGACTACGAAGTTGCTGCTCAACGCAGAGTGCTTGTTGCTTCACAAAGAATTGGCTTCACCGATCTTATCGATGGTGTTACTTCTAAATGGGGACACATGTACAAAGCTTCTTAATTTAAGCTTAGACAGGATTCGTGGGGCGGCCTTAATCGCCCCACACTTTTAATTATGGCAAATTTAGTAACATTACAACAGTATAAGGATTTCGCAGGAATCACTGGCGAAAGTGAAAATGCGAAAATCAATGTTATAGTGCCAGCCATAAGTCAAGCAGTAAAAACTTACTGCGGCACGTCATTTGTTGATTATTATTCAACAGATAAAACAGAGTATTTTGATATTCAAGATGATTATACAAATGCTATTTTAGTGGATGAAAGCCCACTTGTCAGCGTCTCTCTGGTAGCAGAAAGAACAGGACAAGATGACTCATATACAACTCTAATAACTGGTAACTCAGATTCTAGTGGTAAGTACGAATACGTAGTAGACACTGAACTAGATACTATTTATAGAACAACTGCAACTGCAGATAAAGCTTTTCCAAAAGGAAGAGCAGCAGTAAAAGTTACATATAGGTCAGGTTATGCTTCGACACCCGAAGATTTAAAACTGGCATGTTTTGATTTAGTAAAATATTATTTGAAAGACGAAAGAAAAGACAGAATGCAAATTGCAGGAGCTTCGATACAGAACTCTGTATCTACAAGTCTGAGAGAAAATATAGGATTCCCAGACCATATCAAGAGGATACTAGATTTCTATAAAGTTCATAAGTAATGGGTCAGACAAACTTAGGAAAAGTTGCTGAACTAATAGTTAAAAATTACGAAAGTGACACAATCACTAGTAAACAGATAGAGAATGCAAAAAAAGCGGGAGTAAAATCACCCGGCAAACAACAAAGAGGAAGAGCCGAATTCACAAGAAAAAGAGGGCAAATTTTAGTTGTTACTTTTAGAGATTTTGCTAAAGGATTACTACAATACGAAAGATATAATTATGGAAATGAAAGAGTTTCTTCTCCCTCGGAAAGAAAACAATTGTGGAATCAAGCAAAGATAAGAATAGAAACATCTTTACCACCTTTTACGGCAGAAGACGAAGACGCAAAAAGAGAAGTACTAGCTACAATTAAAAGAATCAGAGATGGAAATTTTAAAGGAGTTAAGACTGGAAAGATTGCTCAATTAAAAAGGATCAAACCTTTTGATTTAATTATAGGTTTAACAAACTATTCTGCTGCTTCTGGATTAAAAAAGAAAACTGGAAAAGCCAATTTAGATACTTTATTAGAAGATTTTTACGAACAAAAAGAACTAAAAAGAAAAGATGATGTAAAGTACAAAAAAGCAGGTACTTTTTGGCAAGTCGGACATGGTCAGTTTGGAGTATCTACTTCACAGGTAGATATAAGAAGATCGAAAGAAAGAGCCATGAATACAGATGCTGGCAAAGCATTAACACCTGAAGAAGTACAATTACTAGATAATTTAGTTGAACAATTAGAAGGAAAAGCAGAAGTAAAAATTGATCATAAGATGATCGTTAAAGATGATGGTACATATATAAATGAATTTATACCAATCGTTTCTTTAGAAGTACAAACTGAAAACCAAGGAGCCCAATCAGCTTTAGAAGGAATGTTAGCTTCTGAAACAGTAGAAAAAATACAACGTTTAGCTTTGGATGTAGACGCAGAAGGTTCTCCAAGTCAAAGACAAGCATATGAAAATGCTCTTAGATTATATTTTAGTAATAGATTTAAAGGAAATAAGAATGTTATTTTAAATTTTAAAGGTAAAAATACAAATCTAAATGTTAGGGGTAGTAAAAAAAGAGGAAAAGTAAAAAGAAAAGAAAGACTTACTCCTATAGCAATTCTTGGATCTGGAGCACTACTAAATAATTCTATAAAAAGAATTACTGCAAAAAATAGATACAAAAAGAAAAATTTAGAAACAAAAAGAGCAGTAGATCCAGGAGTACTACTAGGACAACTAAATAAAGATTTAGGACAACAAGTAGAAAGAAATATGGGACGACCTGCTTTAAGAAGTGATTCAGGTAGGTTTGCAAATTCAGCACAAGTACTTGCTGTAATACCAACAAGAGTAGGTTTAAATCAAATTGATTATACTTACCAAAAAGATCCTTATCAAGTATTTGAAGGAGGTTTTGGATATCCAAGTGCTTTTGATCCTCGACAGGTTATAGAAAAAAGTATAAGAGAGTTGGCAACGAGACAACTAGAAACAAAATTCGTACTTAGGAGAATATAATGGTAGCAAGAACAAAACGAAAAAAAGTAGTAGAAGCTATCGTTGAAAAGTTAAAGTTAATAGACGGAAATCACCCTTTTAACACAAATGTATTTGACAATGTAAAAGGAAAAATGTTATTTTTGGATGAAATACAACAATATCCAAAAGTTTGTGTAGTCGCAGGAAATGAAACAAGAGAGTATCAACCTGGCGAGTTCAAGTGGAGATTTTTAAATATAGGAATACGAGCATACGTTAAAAACGAAGAAGATGCTCAAGAAGAATTGGCATTATTGTTAGAAGACATCGAAAGAGTCATAGACGACAATGATACCTTAGTGTACGATGATACGGTCAGTCCACATCTTAGTTTAACTGAGATGGTTATTGATTCAATAACTACCGATGAAGGAGTAATTGCTCCTTTAGGTATCGGAGAGATCGCAATCACTGTACGATATTAGGAAACAGGTAAGGCACATAAAAATGTCGCCGCACCCCTTTCCATTATAAAAACGGAGAAAGCAAAATGGCTTTAAATTTATCGAGAAATACCAAGGTATTTGTCAGCTCTGTGAATGGAGTGCACACAGCAGGTGGTTGCGCAGTATCTTTTGATACAATTACAGGAGGTAGCGGACACGCTGTCGGTGATATTATCACATGTAATGATCAAGTAAAAGTTATTGTAAAGGCAGTTAGTTCTGGAGCAGTTACAGAAGTATACGTTCCAAATAACTTCCGTGGACATGCATTATCAGATAATGATAATTGTACACAATCCGCAACAACTGGAAGTGGAACTGGTTTTGTAATAAAAGCAAACGGAGTCACAGGCACAACAACAACAGATAACTCAAGACCTGGTACAGGACTCTTTAAAGGTAATGGCGCAAACGCTAATACTTTTAGAATTGGTGTACTAGATGGATATAGTTTTTCACAAGGAAGTGAATCTACTGATGTTCAGATTAACGAAGCAGGTGCTACACCGAATCGTGGATCAAAACGTTTCAATGATTCTCTACCACCAGCAGAATGGTCTTTCGGAACTTATGTAAGACCTTTCAAACATGGTGCTAACAGTTGGAGAGACAGTGGCGATCATGATATGGTTGAAAATATCTTATGGGCCTCATTGGCAGGTAAAGATATTGCAGAAGGAGCTTTACAAAGTAGCGCAACTGATGCATCAGCTATTACAATTGATGGAACAGATGCAGACATATCGTTTGAAAGATCAGAGCATCATGAATTATTGAAACTTTCAATATTCTTTGTTCTTGAAAATACTACTTATAGGCTAAATGAAGCTCAAGTAAACCAGTGTGAAATTGACTTTTCTATTGATGGAATTGCTCAGTTAACATGGTCTGGAAATGCTACAACTATTGACCAAGTATCAACATTCTTAGAAGATCCTTCCAAGTATGGTGCTTTTAATAATGCTGGGACTATGAATACAGATGAAGTAAGTGGCGGAACAGCTGGATTTGCAGGTAACGGTGGTAACACTGCTACTTTTGTAGAAGGATACAACTACGCTGACTGTGTAGGACCAGACGATGCTGACTATTTAAGAAACAAATTATCAACATTAAGTTTATCTTGTTTAGCACAGGGTGGTGGATCAACTTCTAATGGATTAGATGCAACAACATATGATATCAATATTACTGGTGGTTCAATTACTATTGCTAATAATGTTACTTATGTAACCCCAGAAACTTTAGGTCTTGTGGATAAACCGATTGGTTCTTTCACAGGTGCTAGACAAATTACTGGTTCTTTAACTTGTTATTTGGATACAAAAAACAATGGATCAAATACATTACTTACTGACTTAGCAGGAGCAACCGATCTTGTAACTAACTCATTTGATATGAGTTTATTTATGGGTGGAGCATCTACAGCTACTCCAGTAGTAGAGTTTGATATACCAAGAGCACATTTAACTGTGCCAACAATTGAAACTGCGGATTTGATTTCTACAACTGTAGAGTTTGCAGCTCATGGAGAAACCTTATTAGTAGGTAATGAAATGACTGTGAAATATAAGGGTTCAACAACTCACTCAGATTCACAATACGCAACTAATCATAGTTTAGGCGTATAACAATGACAACTGCGTACAACTTTCTAAAAGAAAGTAGAGTACACCTCGTATACGGAGGGAGTCGTTACTTATTAAAAACGACTCCTGACGTATCGTTCTCCCAGACATTTGCGGAAGATGCATACGAAGTAAAGACTTTGCACGATCAAACAAAAATGTTTCAGGGAACAAGCGTAACAAAAGCTAATCCTGCGGACTTTAGTTTTACAGTTCATCTAACAACAGAAAAAGATGAAACAATTGTAAAAAGTCTATTGACAGATTATGATTCTACAGAAGGACAAATAAGAGTTAATTCTTTTGACCTTTATATCGTAACTGCCGAAAGCACTTTTAAATTAAATGAATGTGTCATGGTAAATGGCGATTTTAATTTAGCGAAAGGTTCAGCTTTAACTTTGACTGTTTCAGGACAGGCTCAAAAGTTAGAAAGAGTAGGACACGGATACGACCCTATAGTAGGTCGCACTCCTTACTCACTCCCAGGTTCACTGGTGAGTGCCAGTTCCACAAGAACTCCCACCTTATCGCTTATTGATGTGGAAGTTGGCGGATCAGATGTTTCAAACATTATATCTGCTACAC